GGTTAAATTCCTGCTTTTTAAATCAACAGAAACTATAGAAAATGGGAAAATTATATAAAGTAGGTGAATACGGTGAAATGAAACTAGGTGAATTTCGTAAAAACATAATGCAATACACCCGTAACAATCTAAGAAGCATCATACAAGATTCAGATCCAGAGATAGTACAAATAGCTATGGATGAATTAACTAGAAGAGGTGAAGAATTAAAAGAAGGTGGTATTGCAAGATTAGGATTTGAAAAAGGTGGAATTTTAGTTTCACCATCAATAGATGGTAAAAGAAAAGGTTATCGTTTTGGTTATGATAGAGGGAAAGGTGGCACAAAAGTAGATAAAGGAACTGATACAGGTGATGGTCCTAGTCAACGTCAAAGGGAGCAATCTAGATTTGAAGATCAGAGTTATTCTAATCCAAATAAATTTGCAACAAAAGAAGATGTTCGAGAGCAAGCTCGTGTTGGTAATCAAATAAAAGAAGGTGATTTTTTAAGTCCAGCAACTACAACTATTGGTGGTCAACAGTTTAATGTAATACCAGGTGATGATAGAAATCTTGAAGAAAGAATTCTTGCAGAAAACATACAGAAAAGAATAGACAAACAAAATAGAGATAAATTTATAAATACTAAAACTATTCCAAAAAAAACCGGTTTTAAAACATTTGATGCGACAGTAGATTTTGTAAATAAATTTTTTCTGGCTCAGGAATAATAGGTATAAAATTTTTTGTTTTTAAATCTTCATAAGTTTTCTTTTTAATTGGTTTTTCAAATATCAAATCTGAAACATTTATATTTAATTTACTATTGTTTAATGTATCAATAATGAAAATACCTTCCGGACCACACGAAAGGTTGAAGTTACCAATTTTAGGAATTTGTAAATCTAATAAAATTGTATTTTTTTTTATAGATAACTCGTAATAACGTCCAATTTGCTTTGTTATTTCACCTCCTGATATAGATTTTATTGAATAAACTAATGAGAAACACAGTTTCAAATTTGAATCTACTAATTTATCATCAAGAATAATTTTTAATTTATTTTCATTTGTAAAAGATATATTAATTTGATTAGTCATAACTAGTAATTATATGAGTTTTAAAGATATATTTAATATAGACGCAGAAGTAAAGGAAAGTGCTCATGCAAGAGTAAATTTAATTGGTGAACATACCGATTATACTGGTGGATATGTCATGCC